TGCCATCGCTTGATCGAATACGCCATGCGGACCGCGATCGGCGCCGATGCGGGCCTCAAGCCCATCGTCTGCGAAGCGGCGGAGTGGAGCTTCATGGCCTGGGAGGACTGGGCGAAGTCCGTCGCGCTCAAGCCGCTCCTGATCGAGCGCGTCGTCTATTCCAAGCGCCACGGCTACGCGGGCACCGTCGATCTCCTGGCGCGCGTCAACGGCATCGTGACGTTGGTGGAACTCAAGACCTCGAAGGCGATCTATGCCGAGTCGTTTTTGCAGGCCGCGGCGTATGCGACCGCGCTCGAAGAGATGGGCTATGCCGCGCCGGCGGCCTCGGTCATCGTGCGCTTGCCGAAGGTGGAAACCGACCCGCACTTCGAGGTACGCGCGGTGCCGCCGACTGTGGAGCTGTTCCCGGTCTTTCTCGCCGTCAAACAGATGTGGGCGTGGCAGGCGAAAAACGACGCGGAGTACTGGCGAAAGCGGAGGACCGCATGACGCCCAAACCTGATCCCATCGTCGACGTCGCGCTCGTGCCGCGGTCCCAGATCGAGCAGCTCGCCGCGGCGATCGCCGAATTGCAGATCCTGTTGAAGGCGCTGCAGGCGAATGCGAAAGCGGACGGCCGGTAAATGGGCTACTACCAGACCTGCCCGATCCCGAAGCCGGAGATCGGCGCCGTCACCCGCAAGCGCCGCGACTTGACCGACGCGCAGGCCGAGCGTGCGTGCCGGGCGTTCGTGAAACGCCGGGATCACAACCGGTGCGTCGTGCCGCGCTGCCGCCAGTACGGCCGGCACATGCACCACGTCGTCTACCGCTCGAAGTCGAAGGGCCTCCGGTGGGCGACCTCCAATAATTGTTTGCTCTGCACCGATCATCATCGGCTCGCGCACGCCGGCGAGATCACGATCCGCGGCGACGCCGACGCGACGCTCCGCATCACCGGGGATGTGGACCTCCTCACCAAGGTCCGGATCAGACGAGACCCCGGGCGCCGCTGACGACCACGATCCGCCCGCGCGGTACGGGAGGCCCGGCAGACACCCCGTGCGCCGCCATTCGCGCCAGCAGACACCCCTGCCTGGGGGAAGGCGAGCGCGGCGGGGCACGCGCGCGAATAGGAACCTCGGGAGACTCGCGCGCTAGGTCGTCTTGGTGCCGCGGCCGGCTTTCTCGGCCTTCGGTTGCCGACGGGCGCGGATCGTGTGCCCGAGCTCGTTGGGGAGCACGCGCGCATCGGTGACCGTCAGCTCCTGGAAGCTGCCGATGAACAGCTTGCCCGCCTTGTCGACGCCGACGCTCGACGGCGAGTGGCCGCGCCAGTCGCAGGTCTGGAGCAAGGTGACCGTCTCCCCCGTGGCGTCGATGATCGCCTCGGTCGGGAACGGGAGCGGGGAGGCCGGGCCGAGCATTTGATCGCCGACGGCGTAGGTCTGGGGCTCGTTTTTGGACGGCGAACCGGGTCGGTACATAGGTCTGTTCTCCTGATCGGCGCCGCGATCATGCGGCGGCTGGTTCAGGAGTCTACGCCCGGAAGAGCACGAAGGGGACGACGAAATGCACGAAGAGGCTATGGCGCGCGGGGCTACTCAGGCGGGCTCGCAGCCCCTCCAGTCCGCCGCGGGGCCGGTCCGGGTGATGCGGAGCCGCGGTGTCTCGGCTGAGTCGTCCAACAAGTTAATTTGACAGGACCGGGCGACTTCGCTACAGTGGCGGGCCTCAGACCATGCCGACGAAGAATCTCGCGCTCAAGATCGCCATCATTCAAAGCGGCCTCTCGCAAGCCGACGTCGCGGAAGCGGCCGGCTGGCACGCCAGCAAGTTCAGCCTCATCGTGAACGGCCGCCAGCAGGCGACCGAGGCGGAGCGGAAGATCATCGCCCGCATTCTCAAACGCAAAGCGGCGGACCTCTTCCCGCCGCCGGCCGAAACGACGAGCGCGGCATAACGGACCCATGCCGGCGCTCCCCCTGACGCAGCGCACTCCCGGGAACGGGCACGCCCACACCGGCCGGCAAGCGCTCCTCCGGCTGGCTGTGGCGCAGCTCGCCGTCGCGCTCGACGCCGGGGCGGTGACGCTGACGATCGGGGACCTAGAGGCGCTCGCGGTGCTCTGTGACGGCTATCAGTTGCCGCGGGAAGCCGCGCGGGTCCGGCGGTGGATCGCGTGACGGTGCCGGCCGTCGTGCTCGTCGGGTGCGTGATCGCCGTGGCGGCGGTCGTCGGGATCGGCGTGGTGTTGCGGAAAGGGTAACGAGCTCAGGCCCGGGGGGAGTCCTGGGAGGGCAGGGACCGCAAGCGCCAAGGTGTAACACCAGCGGCCCCTGATGGGCACTACGGACGGACTGTTAGGAGCAGTCCCCGCCATGCGCGATCGGATTGTACCAAACTCGGCGTTACTCACCACGGGCGACCTGGCGCGGTTGTTCGAACGGACGCCTCGCGGCGCGCGATGGATCGCGGATCAGGAGAACCTCGCGTGCGAGCGCTTGCGGAACGGGCGCCTGTTGTTCCGGCCGGGCGATGTGCAGCGGCTGGCGGAACGGCGGCTCGAACAACGGCTGAAGCGGGTCACGAACCTCCGCCCCAAAATGTTGTGGGTCCGTGGCGAGCCACGCCAGATCTCGTTGTGGGGTCCACGAGCCGCACTTCCCAAAGGGGAAGTACTTCGCGCGCGATTGCCGGGGAATCAGGGTGCGTCAGATAACGTACGCAATGTTAACAAGCGAGGCGCGCGATGCCGACGCAAGAGCTGATGAGCCGTGCCGAATTCGATCGGTTCATCGAGCGAAAGAAGATTCCGATCTGTGTCGCGCCGCCGTACGACGTGGTGCCGTGTTCGTGTGGCGACGTCAACTGTCACGGCTGGCGGTTCGTCGCGGTGATCGGCGAGCGGTCCGGGATCCGGGATCTGACGTACGAGCCGGTGTACGCGGGCGTCTGAGGGAGACACCGAGACCGACGGCGGTCCAGATCTCCCACGCGGTAGCTAAGGGCTGGCGGCTCGGTACTGTGAATCGACCACGCGCGGAAAGGGAAACCGCATTTTTGGGAGTGCAACTTTCGACGAGCAGGGACGTGCAGGGCGCGGATAACTCGCGTGCGGTCGGAAACTCCGCTGATAGGTCAAGTGATCGTTGAGTCGATCGCAACCTGTACGTCCCGGATTGAAGGAGGGCATGGCTGACGATCCCCCGGTCGATCAGGTCGAACAGTTGGTCGCCGACGCCCGGCGCGCCTTCGCGAAAGACGTCGACCTGCTGTTCCACGAGATGAAGGTCTTCAGTGAGTCGCTCGGATCGGCCGTCGGCACGCTCAGTCGCGAAGATGCCTGGCGCGTCCTGCGGCGCGCGATGCTCGAGAAATTCAATCAGCGGCTGCCGCTGCGGAGTCATGCGGATCCAGTCCTGTTGCAGCTCGTGCGCGAGGCGCTCGAGATCTTGTCGGACGACGACTGCAAGTTGGATCGCCTGGAATGGCGGAAAGCGGCGCGCAAAGTTTTGCTGGGCGACCAGGTCGTGACGTGATGCTGAACCTCACGAAGACGACCTCGTGCGGCCGCTTTACAGTGACCGTGGTATCGAACGCCGCGGCAGTGACGCCGGTCGCGCCCGACGAGATGGCGCGATCGCTGAACGAGCTCGCCGAGCTGCTGGTGACGGGCGCGGACGCGGCGATCGAACTCGCGCGGCAGTTCCTGCCGCCCGTGCGGACGCACACCAGCGAAGAGGACGGCACGTTGGATTTTGAGTAGGCAGGTCGAGCGATCCAGGAGGCGGGGCAAACCTCAGAGATCGCCCGACGGTGAAAGAAAGGAACGATCGAACCACTGAGCGAGTGACCAACTAAGTAGCGCGATCGTTTCCCAGCGCGCGCCCTAACTAACCATGCCACTGGAGTAGGAGGGCCGAGATGCGTCTAGGTGCTTTGAATAGTACCAAGTTTTTAGTAAGGGGAGTAGACGGCGGCGGGCGGAAATTCGCGCCGCTGATCAGATTTTCTCGCGTCGAAAATAGCTGCGTCGGCTTTCGCTGCGGTCGGCACTAGTCGGCTCTATGAGTGGCCGCTACGTGTCGTGTGTCCTTGAATCAGGGCTGCCGCCGGATCTGAAGTTCACAGCAGTGGTGTTCGCGTCGTTTGCCGATGAGGACGGCTATCGGATCTGGCCGTCGATGGGCGAGGTCGCGCACCTCCGGGGCATCACCGAACGCGCGGTCCAGTATCACGCGAAGGAGCTTCGTGCCATGGAGATTCTCGAGCTCGTCAAACCCGCGACGCAGTGGTTTTCCGCGCAGTATCGGATGCGGCTCGACAAGCTGCCGCAGCGCCCCGCGTACGATCCACCCGAGCGGCAGCGGTATCTGCTCGGCCCACCAGGCGAAAGTCCGGGTGAGAAATATTCAGGGGTGAAGTCCCCTTCACCCCCGCCAGGGGTGAAGTACAGCGCGCCAGGGGTGAAGCCCACTTCACCCGATCCGTCACTAGATCCATCACGTACACACACTAATGCGCGCGCGCGCGAGGCGAGCGCGGATTCAGAGGTGAAGCCGGCTGCACCCCTTACAGGCGAAAGTCCGCTCGTGACGTTGCCGCTGATCGTGGCGCCCGCGCGCGATCCCGATCACGACGCGCACGCGTGGTGCGGTCGGCTCTGCGTCCCGAAGTTTCTCCACAAGCAATTCAAGCACGCGCTCGGTGGACCGGTCACGAAAAAGCCGGAGCGGCTGCGCGCGTTCTATGCGGACACGATCGCCGCGATTCCCGGCACGGCCGATATCGGTGACCGACCGGTCGACTTCTGGCGCGCCGCATTTGCGAGCCGCTTCATGCGGACGGTGCCGAAGGCCGCAACCAACCCGCGCGAGATTCCCGTCGACCTCTATGCGTTGGCTGAGGAACAACGTCGGCGCCGAGGGGGACGATGACAGCGGAGCCGATCTGCCCGCACTGTGACGGCACCGGCTGGACGACGCGCTACGTGCCATACCTCGAGCCGCGCGTGAACCGCTGCGCGTGCTGGCACGCGCACCAGCAGCAGGACCGGATCGCCGGTGCCGGCATTCCGCCGGAGTATCGCGGCTGCAGGCTGGACACCTATCGTGCCTACACGCCCGCGCTGACCGAGGCGCTCGACCTCGCGCGGGCCTATGCGGCGCGCTTTCCCGTGATGCTCGAGAAGAGCGATCCCACCGGCCTGCTCCTGATCGGTCCGGCCGGCGTGGGGAAGACCCATCTCGCCGCGGCGATGCTGCACGCGATCATCGCGCGGACCGGGATTCACGGACGCTTCTGCAAGATGGGCGAGCTCCTCCGGCAGATGCGTGACAGCTACAACCCGACCATTCAAACCACCGAGCGGCAAATCCTCGAGCCGGTCCTGACGTGTGATCTCCTCGTGCTCGATGACCTCGGCCGGGAGCGGCTCACCGAGTGGGTGGCCGATACGATGGACCTCATCATCGACACGCGCTATTCCGCGGGCAAACCGATCCTCGTGACGACGAACTATCCCGACCTCGACGACTCGACCGAGGTCAACGGCTTGTGGTGGCGCGTCGGCTTCCGGACCCGGTCCCGGCTGCACAAGATGTGTCGGGCCGTGACGCTGGACGGGGCCGACTATCGTGACGTCTCGCCCGAGGCGAGCGACAAAGATCTGCGGCGACTCGCGCGTCAGCGTGGCGTCGTCGCGCCGACGCGTCCATTACGACCCGGCCCGCGGCCGGCGCCAAAGGACGGCCAGGACGATCTGAACTGGCCCGGCGGGAAAGGCGGGAACAGCTGATGCCGCCGCTGACGATCCGGCTGAACGACGGGCTCGACGAGCTCGCGCAACGGATCCTGGCGGGCGAGCTCACGATCGTGGTCGATCGGTGCACGGTTCCCGCCGTCGACGTCGAGACCGTCCTCGATCTCGAGAGCCTGCACGGCCTCGCGCGCTGCTGCGACGCGCACCACTACACAGTCGAAGCCGCGCGAATTCGTCGCTGGCTGGACGTATGAGCGACGACGCCACCCGCTATCCGCTCTCGTGGCCGCGCGGCTGGAAGCGGACGACGTTTCGCCGACAAGCGATGTTCAACAAAAAAGTCCGGCGCACGAATCTCGACGGATCCCCGGCGCGGCCGCGCACCGAGAATCTGTCGGTCGGCGACGGCCTGCGGCGGTTGACCGACGAACTCCGGCGGCTCGGCGCGAGTAACCCGGTCATCAGTAGCAACCTCCGCCGCAATCTGGACGGGAGCATCACGGCGGGGCAGGCGAAGATGCTCGCCGATCCCGGCATCGCGGTGTACTTCCGGTTGAATCAGCAACCCCTCGTCCTCGCCTGCGACAAGTGGAACAGCGCGGCCGACAACATGGCGGCGATCGCGGGGCACATCGAAGCGATCCGGACGCAGGAACGCTATGGCGTCGGCTCGCTCGATCAGGCGTTCGCGGGCTATGCGGCGCTACCGCCGGTGGGCGGGACGCAGGGCGGCGACTGGCGCGCGGAGTTCGGCTTTGACCCGCTCGACCACCGCGTGACGCTCGAGAGTGTGGAGTTGCGGTATCGGTTGCTCTTGAAATCCCGGCATCCGGACGCGGGTGGGAGTCACGATGCCGTCGTGCGGTTGAACCGCGCGCGCGATGAGGCCCGGGCGTACTTCAAAGCGGAGGCGCAACCCACATGACCACGACGTGCGTGATCACGTCGGTTGCGCTGACGGCCTACGGCCTCTGGTTAACGCACGTGTGTCGGTGGGCACTCAAGGAAGGGCGGCGACAAGCTCAGAAGCACGCGGATGCGGACGCGGCTCTCGCGAAAGCCAGGAAAGAATTTGCGGCCGCCCAGGCCGCGCGGCGATCGCTGCCGCTCGTGATCCTCGCGGTCGCCGTGGGGTATGCCCACCAGGCCAAGAACTGATCAATGGCGACCAAGACGTACGACGACGAAGAGACGTTTTTGACGCGCAGGGGCAATCGAGGTGACTCCCATCGGTTCCAGTCCTCCGCGTCCAGCATCGAGGTGGCGTGATGGAAAGCACGACGACAGTCCGACCCGATCTCGAAACCCTACCGCCGCGTTTGCGAAAATTGCCGGTCGATGTGCGCGGTTATCCGGTGCCGTGGTTTGTCGCGTGGGTTGACGGGCCCGACGGGCCGGAGACGGTGCCGGATTTTCGCGTCGTCGATGCGCGGAAGTTTCGCGCCGCCGTGAAGCTCAAGCTCTGTTGGGTGTGCGGCGAACCGCTCGGCCGGTGGCTCGCGTTTCCGATCGGGCCGATGTGCGCGATCACGCGGACGATCAGCGAGCCGCCGTCGCATGTCGAGTGCGCGGAATGGTCGGTGCGCAATTGCCCGTTCCTGTCGCAGCCGAAGATGGTGCGCCGCGACGACAACTTGCCCGCCGACGCCACGGAACCGGCGGGCTTCGGGATCAAACGCAACCCCGGCGTGATGTGCCTCTGGGTGACGCGGTCGTTCGAGCTGTTCAACGACGGCCGCGGCAAACCGCTGATCACGATCGGGAATCCCGATCGGGTCATGTGGTGGTGTGAAGGCCGCACGGCGACCCGCGCCGAAGTGGATGCCTCCGTCGAGAGCGGCTTGCCGATCCTGATGGGCGACGCGCAGCGCGAAGGGAAGTTCGCCGTGGAATCGCTCGGCCGGTTCTACGAACGGGCGAAGGCGCTCTTTCCGGCGCCGACGCTCGAAAGGGGAGACAACGACCGTGACGCATCAGCCGGTTGACGTACGCGGAGGACTGGAGACGCCCAGTACACCCGCGATTCCCCTGCGCGCCGAAGGTTCGTCGTCGTGAGCCATAAGTCCGTAACGGATCTCATCCTCGGCGGCTGGCGCGCCCGACGGGGTGACGATCCGCCGTCCTCAACCGGCACGCTGACGTGGCACCACACCGAACTCGGCCGGCGTACGAATGACGACCGGTACCGGATCGTGCGGCACGGGGACGGCTGGGTCCTGCTCGATGCGGAGTGGAACGACCTGGGCGTCGCGCGCACGATCGAGGAAGCGCAGCAGCTCGCCGAACGGCTGGCGAGACGTTCGGCCCACACGACACCGGAGGCGCAGCCATGACCCGCCGTACGACGCCCCTGAAGACGGCCGACCAACTCCAGCGCGAGATCGCGTACTTCGCGGCCCAACTCCAGCGCACGACGTCGCGCGATCGGATTGCCCGGGCGCACGCAGCGATTCGCCTCCGGGAACGGCAACTCGCCGACGTCCGGCGGGCGACGCTTCCACGTGGAACGTCCGACAGCGTCGGACCTGTCGGACTGTCGGACCCTGTCGAACCATGAGAGAGCCCGGCTGGATCACGAAGGCGGAAGCGGCGGCGTTGAACCACTGCGACCCGCGCACGATCGAGCGCAAGGCGGCGGCCGGGAAAATTGCCTCCACGGCGCGTCCGGGGTTTCCGACGCTCTACTGGCAGGCCGACGTCGAGAAGTTGCAGCAGACGGGCACCGGCGAGGTCCGGACGGGCGTTTTAGAACCGGGTCCGGCCGGGAACGGGAACGGGTCACACACATCGGATGTGTCGAACGCACAGATCGCGCGTGTGCCGGACCCTGTTCACCAGCTCTGCGCCCTCTTGGTCCAACTGCTCACGGCCGGTCCGATCGGTCCGACAGGTCCGACCGGTGGTCCGACAGGTCCGACACCGCCGACCGTGTACGTGACGGTGCAGGAGGCCGCCGCGATCCTGGGGTTGCCGCAAGTGGACGTCCGGCGACTGGTGGACGAGGGCGATCTGAAGGCACGGCTGACCGGCCGTGGCGGGATGCGGATTCGACGGAAGGATTTGGAGGCGTTATGAGCGCGTTGAAGGAGCTGAAGGACTCCGCGGAGGCCCTCGCCCGGCGGTTCGCCACGTCGCCGTCCGTCGCGTCCGCGGACGCGCGCGATTCATGCCGGGCGCGCACGATGCGGCTCGTGAAAACCGGGCGGCTGGTCCGCGCAGCCTGCGAGCGCTGCGGGGCCGAGAAGGTCCAGGCCCACCACGAAAACTATCGGCGGCCCGACTTCGTGCGGTGGCTGTGTCACAAGTGCCACCACGGCGTGCATCATCGCGGGTGGCTGTTACCCCTCCGACTCCCGACCCGTCCCACTGATGACGAGGCCGCGCGGTGGATCGCGGGCGGGTTGATGCGTGGGATTGCGGATGCGGCGGACGCGGCGGAGAAACTGGCGGAGGAGGCGGAGCGTCGTGGCGGCGCGCGGCTGTATCTCACGCTGGCGGAGGCGTCCGCATTGACGGGCCTGTCTGAACGGGTGTTGCGCCGGAAGTGCCGGGACGGGTCGCTGCCGGCGATCAGGGACGTGGCGTGGAAGATCAAGCGGACGGATCTGGAGCAGCTCTGATGCTGGTCGATCGCGCGCGCCTGCAGGCCATTCGCGCGTTGTGCCGGACGATGCCCCGCTTCCGCGCGGGGAAACGCCTCTGGAGCCAGGCCGACGATCGCGAGCTGCGGCGGACCTTTCCGCACACGGACACGGCCACGCTCGCGCAGCAGTTGCGACGGACCTACACCTCGACCTGCGGGCGAGCCGCGAAGTTAGGCCTCCACAAGAGCGCGGCGTATCTCGCGCGCCATCGGCGCACCGGAGCCAACCGGCTGCGGACGTGTGGCGCCCCATTCAGATTTCAGCCAGGTCACGTCTCGGCGAACAAAGGCCTGCGGCGTCCGGGCTACGCGCCGGGTCACATGAAGGAGACGCAATTCAAGAAGGGCGGGCTACCGCGGAACTACATGCCGGTCGGCAGCACGCGCACCTGCGACGGGTACGTGTACGTGAAAGTCGCCGACGTCCGCTACGTGCCCTACACGGTCAACTGGCTGCCGCTCCACATCATCGAGTGGGAGCGCGTCAACGGTCCGCTGCCAGCCGGGCATGCGCTCGCGTTTCGCAACCACGATCGCACGGACCTCCGGCTCGAGAACCTCGAGTGCATCACCCGGCGGGAGTTGATGGCGCGCAACAGCGTCCATAACCTGCCCGCGCCGCTGAAGCAGACCGTGCAGCTGCTCGGCGCGCTCAACCGTCAGCTTCGAAGGAGAACCCGCGATGCGGAACAAGATCGACGATCTGCGTAATCACCTCTTCGAAACGCTCGAGGCGCTGAAGGATGACGAGAAACCGATGGACTTGGATCGCGCGCGCGCGATCGCCGAGGTCGCGAAGGTGATCGTGGACTCCGCGAAGGTCGAAGTCGACTTCCTGAAAGTGACCGGCGCCGCGCGGAGCACGGACTTCCTGCCGGACGGCAGCGACCTGACGGCGCCCACCAGCCGGCGATTGAACGGGAAGCCCGTCCAGTGATGCCCGATGATGTCGATCTTCCCCTCGATCGCTGCGACGTCCTGACCGCTGCGCATACGCACGAATCCCGTGGCTACCTGCAGGCGCGATTGTCCGCGCTGTCGAAGCTGCTCCGGGAGGAAGCGCCGCGGGATCTGACGCGGGTCGAAGTCGCCGCCATCATCCCGGGCAAGGCGCCGGCCGGCTGTCCGCAGAACCGCGTGCGCGGGCGGATCTTGCGCGCGTTGAACGACGCGGGCTTCACCGTGGGGGGGAAGCGCTGCACATGAACGACGACCGCGCCCGCCTGGCCGCCATCATGATGGAGCCGGACGACCGCCGCCAGGTCGCGTTGATTCGCGAGTACTGGCACGACGCGGACCGCTCCGATCGGACGCCGCGGGAATTTCTATATTTGCACCTCGGCATCGTCACGGGGATCTGTGACCGGCTCCTCGGCGACGGCACGGTGCATTAGGGCCATGGCCGACCGCAAGCCGAAGCTGCCGGGGGATCCGCGTCGCGCGACCACCACGGTGAAGTATCGCGACCCGGCCGATCGGATCGTCGAAGTCGATCGAGCCGACGTCAGGGCGCGGATTGTCGCCGCCCTCGCCGTCCACCAGCCGCTCTTCAAATGGGAACTCCGCGAACAGCTGCACATCGCGGAATACGTGATCTACCGCGAGCTGCAGACGCTGCGTCTGACCGGGAAGGTCAAGGCCGTCGGCCGACGGCTGACCGATCGCAAGTGGGCGCCAGTGGATTGGCAGCCGGCGCTGGTGAAAGCCACGGCGCCGATCTACCCCAACGAACACACCGCGATCCGTGAGCAGAAACCGGCGCCAGCGAGCGATTCGTGGTGGACGCGGCCGACGCTGACGCGGGAGCAGTTCCAGGAGCGGGCCCGACGGCGGGCGGATGGCTAACGCTTGCCGGTCGCGACGTTCGCGCGGACCTTGGATCCCTTGGAGGGCTTGACGGTCGCCCACTTCGCCGGGTCGCCGGTCTCCGTACTGTCGATCAGCACCTTCAGCGCAAACCCCTGATCCACGCCGCCGGCGACGAGCAGCGCGACGATCGTGTCGGGGTTCAACCAGCTCTCGCCCTTGCGTTCGCAGTGCAGGACGTCGTAGCCGAGACAGGTCACGCCCTCACCCTTTTTCAGACCCGCCGCCAGCAGCCGGGCGTCAATCTGCTTGCGGAGCGCCTTCTCGACGTCGACGAGCGGCGCGACCGGCGCGATCTGCGCCTCGAGCCGTCGCTGTTTCCGGACCAGCGGCGGGAGATCCACGAGCGCGGCGTACGCGGTGTAGTCCTTCAGCATCAGACGGGACTCGTCGCCGGCGCCGCCGGTGTGTACCGCCCAGACTGGCCGCTGAACATCCAGTGCCATGTGCGCGGCGTCGGCAGGTTCTCGGCCTCTGGCGTCCATTCCTCGTACGCCACGCTCGTCGCCCAGAACGTGTCCGAGCCGTCGAGCATGACCTTCAGATTCGCGCGCCCGCTGCCGTCCGTCGCGACGACCATCGCCGGGCAGATGTCGCCCGCGTGGACGTCGTTGCCGATGTGCGCCTGCGCGCCGGCCGGCCACTGTGGCACGTCCGAACGCATTCGCTCGGCAATGCTCGAGCCCGTCGTGCGGCGCCGCATGACTTCCGCGGCGCTCTGCTCGTCGAACACGAAATACACGATCCGTCCGCACACGAGTCCGTCCATCAGACCACCTCCACATTGCGCGTCAGAAGAGCGACCGTGTTCTGGAACGCCGTCTCGAGTAGCTCCGGCGACAACTGCAACGGATACACGCTGCCGCTGCGCGCCATGCCGGCCATCACGCAGTCCGCGATGAAGTCGAGCACGTCGATCAGGTTCACGTCCGCCGGCACGCCGTCGGCCTGCATCAGGTGATGCCGATTCAGGTGCCGATGGCGGTCCCACCAGCCGGTTTGCGCGAAGCCGGTCACGAAATCGGCGTGGAAGCCGTCGATGTCGGTGAGCTTGTCGGGATCGTGATCTCGTGCGGCGACGGCTAGCCGTTGACCGAAGAACGCGAGGGCCTCGCGCACATCCCCGATGTGTTGCTTTGAACTGGCGAGCAGCGTCTCCTTCGTCACGGTCGCGAAGTCGCAGGTGCGCGTGTCGGCCGTCTCGCTCGTGCGGATCCGGATCATCAGGCGGGCCACTTCATCGGCGCAATCGTCGGCGGCTGTTGGAGTCGCGCGATCTCGTCCAGCAAGGCCTGACGGTCGGCGATCGCCGCCCAGACCCAGCCAGGCGCGGCCTCGGTCCGCGTGCGGTCGATCGTCTGCCGGGCCTTGATCGCCGCGAGATCGAGCCCGACCGGCGCGACGGGCAACGGGAGCGGACGCGTCGGGAAGCGCGGACTCACGCCGATCGCTCCTCCCGGTGATGCCGGCCCCGATCCTCATTCGCGCGCACGTGCGCCGTCCGGCAGGCGTCGATGTAGGTCTCCAGATCGCGCGGGTCGACGCGCCAGCGCGTGCCCAGCCGGATCGCCGGCAAGCGCCCTTCGCGGATCAAGCGGCGCACGAATTCCTGACTGGCGCTCAAGCGATGCGCGACATGCGACACCTCCAGGAGGCGGGGCAGCGCGTGCGGCAGCGGGAGTCCGTCGATCGGATTCGGGAGCACCGTTCTCAGGATGTATCGGGCCGACCCGCGCCGGCGTGCATTCCCGACGGCGTTAGGCCCACCGGAGCACCACTAGGCGCACCGGGGCCGATCTTCCGGCTGAGATCGGGCGTAGCGTCAGACCTAGCCGCCGCGTTCACCCGCGCGTACTGCACACCTCGGACAACTGAAGGGATCCCGCCATGCGGAGACGTCGCCCGGTGCTTCGACGGCTCTGTGTGGATGGCATTCGCGTGACCGTGTTGACGCTCTACATCGTGCCGGACCCGTGGAGCTGGATCGAGTGATCTTCGATTGGGACGCCGCCACGGTGACGGTCACGGTGCCGGTGCATCACACGGCTACGACGGATCAGCAGGACGTCAAGCTGACGTTGCGGCAGTTCGTCGGCCTGCTGCTGTCGCGGGCACCGGCCGTGACCGCGCCCGTCGAACTCGCGCTGTCGGCCAACGCCATCAAGGCGATGCACATTTCCACCGAGATTCGCGAACGCAACAAGCGCGCGGCCGAGGGAGACACCGGACCCACGGAACAGCCGGAAGACAAACGCGGAGGACCGGAGACGCCGACTACACCCGTCCTGTCCCCGCGCGCCGAAGGGTCTTCGTGATTCCCTACACCAACTTGGAAGGCTTGCGCGACTATCACGCACGCGTGACACCCCCGGTCAGCGGCCGTCGCGTGTGGATCTTTCTCCTCGGCATGCTCCTCGGCCTCCTCCTCGGCGCGCAGCTCCACGCCGCCGACTGTGTCCGCCTCCAGGTGCGCCCGTCGTTTCTCCTCAGTCGCGGCGACGTCGACGTCCAGGCGCACGTCGCCCGGCACACCGATCACCGGGCGCTCGTCGTGATCTGGAATTCCGCCGAAGGCGGCGCGGGAAGCCGATCGTTCGACCTCGAGGGAACCGATCGCGATCGCGTCCTCTTCCAATGGACGAACAAGGACCAGGTCGCCGGGCACTATATCTATGACGCGCGCGTGACGGACGCCGGCGGCCGCGCGCTCGGCTCGAGTCGCGCGGAGATTCGATCGATCGAGGCGGCGCCATGACGGCGTACCGCGCCGAGATCGTCGCCGCCGCCACCACGCACGGGCTCGATCCCGATCTCGTGGAAGCGCTCGTCCTCGTCGAATCCGCTGGCCAGGCGCACGCGTACCGCTACGAGCCGCAGTTCTGGGCGCGCTACCTGGCGACGGACCCTCTGTACCAACATCGCAATCCCCACCGCGTCGCCGCGAGCTACGGCCTGATGCAGATCATGTACGTCGTCGCGGTGGAAGTCGGCTTCACCGAAGCGGACCCGGAATACCTCTTCGTGCCGCACATCAACCTCGAATTCGGCTGCCGGAAGCTGCGGCTGCTGCTCCTGTGGGCGCAGGAGGACGTCGCGCAAGCCCTCTGCGCCTACAACGGCGGCCGCCGCGGCAATCAGATCCGGCCCTTTCGGAATCAGGCCTACGCCGATCGCGTGGCCCTGGCGCAGGCGACGGTGTGACCGCGATCGTTCACCCAAGCAGGAGATCCCGTATGACGCGACTCGCGATCCTCGGTGTGTGTGTCTTCCTCGGCTCGATCCTCCCGGCCTCGGCGCAAACGATCGACAAGTGGCAATTGCGCGTCTACAACACCGGCGCCGCCGCGCCGCTCTCGGTGACGGACCTCCAAGCGGCGGCCGTCACCTGCGGCCTCGCCACGGGCCTCACGGGCTCGACGATCAATCCCAACAAGGTCGGGTTCGATGATCCCGTGACCGCCGCGCGGTTCTGTCTCTGGACCGATCCCGGAACGGGCGTCCTGAACAGTTTGCCGTTCGGCGCCCAGAGTTACGACGGCACACTCGCCGCGGTCGCCGGCACGGCGTCCAGTCCGGAAAGTGCGCGCGCCGCCTTCACGCGGCCCGGCGTCGCGCCGACGGCACCGACCAATCTGCGGATCGTGCGCTGAATGATCACGAGCCCGCTCGGGAGCAGTCGGGCGGAGATTCGATCCGTCGCCCCATGACCAAAGCCGTGTGGGGCTGACGCCCGATCATGGGACGCGGCGGCGCTATCAGATCGGCTGTCGCTGTCTCGTGTGCACCGACGCCAATCGGCGGTATAGCGCACACTACCGCCAGGCGATTCGGACGGGACGTCTCCCGCTCGGCGCGCATGTCGCCGCCACGGAGGCGCACCGCCTGATCGCCGCGCTCGTGGCCGATGACTTCACGACGGCGGCGATCGCCCGCGCGCTCGGCCAGCACTTTGAAGCGCGCCTGCAGTACACCGATCGCGTGACGCAGCGCACCGCCCTCAAGATCCGTCGCCTCGTGCGGCAGTGGACCACATGAAATCTTGAAATCGAAATCAAGTTCGCACGGCGGCAGGCGCCCCGGCGCGGGCAAGCCGAAAGGCACCGTCCAGCAGGACACCCTCGACAAGATCGCGGCGCGCGAGTTCGTGCGGCAGCGCGTCACGGCCGCGCTCGGCCCGTTGCTCGATGCCCACCTGGCCAACGCGCTCGGCATCAAGTATCTGGTGACCCGGCACAAACGCACCGGCAAGTTCATGCGGGTGACCGAAGCGATGGCCCGGCTCGAGCGCGGGAAAGAGGAAGAGCTGATCGAAGTCTGGGAGAAGGATCCCTCCGTTCACGCGTTCACGTATCTCCTCGATCGGGCGCTCGATCGGCCGAAGGAACAGGAACTCGAAGTGAAGCTGACCAACAGCGACGCGCTGCTCGCGCGGCTCGACGCCGGACGCGCCCGCAATGCCAAGCGCTGAGCGCGACCTCGAGACGGAGCTGCACGACGCCGTCGCCGACTGCTACGCCGATCCGCTCGCGTTCGTCCTGACGATGTATCCGTGGCCGATCAAAGGGGAAGACGGCCCCGACGCGTGGCAGCGCGAGTTGCTCGAGGAGATCGGCGCGCAGGTCCGCGCGCACAAGTTCAACGGCCGCGATCCCGTGCTCCCGATCCGCATCGCGGTGGCCTCCGGGCACGGCATCGGCAAGTCGACCCTCATCGCCTGGCTGACCGACTGGATCATGTCGACGCGGCGCGACTGTCACGGCACGCTCACGGCGAATACCAACGACCAGCTCGAGAAGCGCACCTGGGCGGCGGTCCGCGAATGGACCAAGCTCTGTCTCACCGCGCACTGGTTCGAGATCAACTCCGAGATCATGTACCGCAAGGATCACCGCGAGACGTGGTTCTGCGCGCCGGCCTCCTGCGCCGACACCAACAGCGAAGCGTTCGCCGGCCAGCAGGCGAAGGGCTCGACCAGCTTCTACATCAACGACGAAGACTCGGCCGTCGGCGACAAGATCCACGAGGTCGAAGAAGGCGGACTTGTCGTCGGCGAGCCGATGCAGTTTCTCTTCGGCAACCCGACGCGCAATACCGGCGCCTTCCACCGCGCGACATTCGGCGCCGGCCGCGACCGCTACACCGTGCGGACGATCGACTCGCGCACCTGCAAGTTCCGCAATCAGGCCCTGATCGCCGAGTGGCTCGCGGACTACGGCGAAGACTCCGATTTTTTCCGCGTCCGCGTCCGCGGCCTCCCGCCCAACGCCGACGAACTGCAATACATCGACGCCGGCCGCATCGCGCAAGCCCAGCACAACGTCGTCCAGCCGGTCCACGGCGAGCCGCTCATCGCGGGCGTCGACGTCTCCGGCGGCGGGAAAGCGTGGACCGTCTGCCGCTTCCGCCGCGGCTTCGACGCGCGCTCGATTCCGCCGATCCGCCTGACTGGGGAACAGACCGTCGCGCATGACCGCCAGCTCGTCGTTGCGAAGCTCGCGGAGGCGCTCAGTCAGACGGCGCCCGACCGCAAGATCGCGGCGATGTTCATCGACTCGGCGTTCGGCGCGGTCATCGTCAGCCGGCTCCGGTCGATGGGGTACGAGCAGGTGCACGAGGTCAACTTCGGCGGCCCGGCGCTCGACGTGCACGACGCGAATGCCCGGGCCTTCATGTGGCGGAAACTGAAGGAGTGGCTGCCGACGGGCGCGATCGACCCGCACGACGTCCGCCTGGCGACCGACCTGGGCGCCCCGGGCTTCCACCTGAACAAAAAGAATCAGCTCGTCCTCGAGTCGAAGGAGTCGATGCAGAAACGCAACGTCGCCAGCCCGGACGACGGCGATGCCGAGGCCCTGACGCACGCGATGCCGGTCGCGGTGCCCCAGAAGGCCGCCGCGCCGCGGCCCGCGCCGCCCCGCAGTACCTGGGGCTAGTTCATCATGGTCAGACGTGATGCTGTGGGGCACCAACTCGGGCTGGGCTTCGGCAAAGGGCGCCGCGTGATCAAAACGGTGATCTGTGGCGACGCGCTCCAGGCCGCACTCGCGCGGCAGCGCGACTGGTGTCAGCGCCACGGCGTCGAAGACGCGGCACCGGCATCAATTGATACCGGGTCGAAACTGCGCATGGCGAAGGCGGATCTCCGGCCGAAGACCCACGACGACGACGAGACCGTGCGATCCACCACGGCTGACGGACGCGGAGGACTGGAGACGCCGGGAGCACCCCGCGTGGCCCCGCGCGCCAGACCCTCGTCGTCGTACGCTTTACCTTTGGATCCGTTGGCCAGTTACACCCCATGAGTGACCCGATCTGCTGTCCCCTCTGTCACGAAACGCATGCCCCGGCCGCCCAGCTCGGCCCGATCGCCGTCTGCGCGAAATGCGGCGCGTCGCTCGTGGTGGAGGCCAGCGGGATCCGCCGCGCGACCTTCGCGGATACGACTGCGTTGGGGAAAGCCGACTTGAGCACCTTGCAACATGCGCGCGCCCAGATTGCGCGCCCGGCGCGCCGATGAACGGGCTCGAGCAACGGCAACGGCACACCGCAATCGCGACGGCGGAGGTCCGCCTGGCCGATCTGTCGACCGTGGTGCAGGAGCTGGACGGCCGGATCCTCGAGCTGGCGCGCATCGTCCAGACCCTCGACGAGCGGCAAGTCGCGCTCAGCCAGGCGACGTCGGACGCCTTCGCCCTCGTCGATGGATCCGTTGGCCAGTTACAGGCCCGGATCGCGCGGCTCGAGCGCTCCCTCTGGCAACGGGTGCGCGATGGCCTGTCCGGCGTGGTCGCGCGGGTGACGCCGTAAATGGGCTTCCTGGACGCGCTCAATAAACTCACCGGCGGCGGCCCGGCCGACGACGACACCCCGACGCCGGTGGTGATGTCGGACGACGACGCCGCGCTGCTCGAGGAAATCCTCGCCGACTACAACTACGACGTCGACAACTGGGCGCCGATCCGCGCCGAGGCCGATATCGATGTGAGCTACGCGGCCAACGACACCTGGACAAAAGAGGACGAAGCGGCGCGCGCCGGGCGCCCGATGCTCAACCTCGATCAGCTCAGTCAGTACCGGAACCAGGTCGAGAACACCGTCCGCCAGAACAAGCGCGGCGTGAAAGTCTCGCAGGCCGGCGGCGGGGCGACGGAGAAGACCGCGGAGCTGCGGGCCAACCGCATCCGCGAGATCGAATACCAGTCGCACGCGCAGGAAGCCTACTCGCAGGCCTTCAGCGATTGCCTGACGCGCGGCTACGGCTTCGCGCGCATCGTCGCCGAGTACGAAGACGAAGAGAGCGACAACCAGGTCTTTCGCACGAAGAGCATTCCTGATCCGAACTCGGTGATCCCTGACTCCGACGCGCAGTCGACCTCCGGCCGCGACTGGCGCCGCTGCGTGTTCGTCGACACCGTCTCGATCGCGCAATTCAAACGCGACTGGCCGACGGCGCGGGTCCAGAGCTTCGACGCGGCGAGTGTCGCGCATCTGCCGCGGTGGTTCGGCAAAGAGGGGCGCGTGCAGATCGCCGAGGTCTGGCGGCTCACCGAAACGCCCAACCCGCGCGGCCGGGGCAAGCCGACGCGCGAGGTCTGCCAGTACGTCACCAACGGCCTCGAGTTTCTGGTCAAGCCCGGGATGCCGAAGAAGACCGTCTGGAAGGGCAAGTACATCCCGTTCGGCGCGTGTCTGGGCCGCATCATCTACCGCGGCACGACGACCGGCGACAGCCAGAAGCTGATCCTCTCCTATATCCGGTTTGCGCGCGACAGCGCGAAGGGCTTCAACTGGACGTGGTCGACGATCCTGGAAAAGATCGCGCTGCCGGTGAAGGCCTCGCTCATGGGCTTCAAGGGCCAGGTCGACAACGACATTCTCGCGCTCGTGGAACGCTCGACCAAGGAACACGTGCCGTGGATCGGGTTCAACGCCATGACCGATGCGACCGGCCAACAGGTGTTGCCGTTGCCGCAGTACGGCTCGCGCGAAGCGGACATCCAGGCGGACATGGCGGCGGCCGAGGGCTTCCAGCGCAACATTCAGAACTCGCTCGGCCACTTCAATGCGACCGACGCGCGCATGGGACATACGAAGGTCACCAGCGGCGTCGCGCTCCAGGAGCTGAAGCGCAGCGGGGACCTCGGGAGCTACGACTACCTCGATCACTACGACGACTTCCAGAAGTTCATGGGCGAGCAGTACGACGATCTGCTCAGCGCCTACGACGACACGGACAAAGAGGTCGCGCTGCGCCTGCCCGACAACACGACGAAGATGCAGCGCATCAACCATATGACCGGCCGCGCGCCGGACGGGTCGCCCGCGTATGCGCCCGACGATCTGCGCATGGATCAGGGCCGGCACACCATCACGATTTCCACGGGCCCGAGCTTCGACAGTCAGCGCGAAGCCGGGAAGGAAGCCGCGATGAACCTCCTGCAGAATCCGCAGGCGTTCCCGATCATCGCGTCCGACGCGGTGAAACTCATGGACCTGGGCCCCATCGGCGATCAGATGGCCGAAGATCTCGAGTTCCTCCAGCCGCCCGTGATGCAGCAGGCGCGGCAGCAGAAAGCCGGCGGGGAGGGGGCGCCCGATCCCCGGCAACTGCAGCAGGAGAACAGCCAGATCAAGCAGCAGCTCCAGCACGCCGAGCAGACGATGCAGCAGATGCAGGGCGAGCTCCAGGGCAAGCAGGCGGAAATCGCGTCGAAGGAAAAGATCGCCGGGCTGCAGATCGCCAGCGCGGAGCGCATCGCCGACGTCGAGTCGCGGCGGCGCGCGGAGACGGCGATTACCGTCGCCGAGATCAACTCGAAGGCGAAGGACGCAGCGCTGTTCATGGAAGAGCGCGGGCGCATCGGCGTCCAGATCGCGGACCAGGCGGCCCAGGCCTCCGACCACCTGCACGAACACGTGCAGGCCGACTTGGCACGACAGGCCGCGGCCGAGCAGGCGCAACAGGCGCAGCAGCATCAGATGGGCATGGCGGCGGCCGGCGCCGGCGCCGCGGCCGACGCGCAACAGGCGGGGCACGAACAGACGCTCGCCCAAGGGCAGCAGGCCGCGGATCTCGCGCCGCAGCCGACCGGTGAAGAGTAAATGGTCGAACTGACAATCCGCGCGGATGATCACGGGCAGATCACGGTCAGCGGCCCGATCGACAACAAGGCGCTCGCCTACGGTCTGCTCGCGGTGGCGCAGGACGTCGTGCGCGACTTTCATCAGCAGCAGGCGCAGAAGATGGCACGGGTGCAGCTGGCGCAGCCGGTGTTGACGACCGCGCCGCCGACGGTCAGGAAGATCTTTTGACGCGCAGGGTCAGGACGGGTTGTCCTCCGCAGCGACCGACGGGGGTGCTGAGTCGGACGGCGACGACAGCGGGGTTTACCGTGCATCGGTTCGCATGGCGCGGCCTCTGGTGCTGGCGGGTCTTTCGCGGGACGACGCTGATCGCGAAGGGCGCGCACGCACAACCGTACGACGCGACCGAGCGCGACGTCCGCGCGCTGTTTCCGCAGTGGGTCACGCGATGAACGTGACGCACATCCGGCACTGGGGCGCGGATATCGCCGTGATTCAGGATCGCACCGTCGCGGTGATCGTTCGCTGTCAGCTCTGCTTTGACACGATGGTGGAGACCGACACGTGGCGCACGCGCATCTGTCGGAAGTGTTACGCCGAGCGGCGGCAAGCGCCCGCGATCCCCGCGTCCGACGACGCGGTAGCTAAGGGCGCCTGAGTACTGTGAATCGACCACGCGCGAGAAATGATCGTCGTCGTCGGTCCGACGTCGTTCGTGTGACTTCGATAGAGTGATCAGTTGAGGGTGCGAGCCTCGTCCTAAATACGATTTGCGCGTCTGGCTAGAGCCTGCAGCTCGAACCGTCCCTTAATCCAGGACCGCCAGCGTACAAGGGATCACACGACGGATGGCGTGCCGGACATTCTCCCCGGCGTGCACGCGCCATTTGTCGTTGTCGGTCCCCCGGAGACTGGATGGTTGCGCGACGGATTGACGCGCCGCGGATGGTTCCGTGCTCGATCCGTCGCCGATCGCTGACGCCAGCCCCGCCGTCTCGTCCCCGGCCCCCGAGTCGTCGTCCGGCCCAGCCGATTCGCTCGACAACTTGAGCGCGTCGGATCTGCACGCCTGGCGCATGACCGGCGCGATGCCCGACCCGACCAACGTTCCGGCGTCGACCGCGGGCACGCCACCCGCCGAGCCTGTCGAGCAGGCCGTCTCAACGGAGACGGAAGTTGAGGCCGCCTCGGAACCGGCCACCGCGACCGACGATCCGCCGCTGAAGGCGAAAACCCAAGCGCGGATCGATGAACTGCTCGCGGAACGCGCGCGCGAACGGGAGCGCGCCGATCGCGCCGAGCAGCGCAATCGCGAATACGAACGCACGCACCAGCCGACTCCCGACGCCCGACCTGCGGCCTCGTCCGCCGCCCCGGCTGCCGCCTCGACCCTCGTCAAACCCGACCCGGAGGCTTACGCCTACGGCACGGCCGATCCCGGCTACCTCGAAGCGCTGACGGACTACAAGGTCGCCGCGACCTTGGCCGCGGAACGCGCGACGTGGGAGCAGGGGCAAGCCGCGGCCCGCCAGCGGGACG